CCGCCCAGGTGCGGGCTGAGGAAAGGAGGCCGGTGAGTAGAGAATCATTGGAAGTGTCTCCGATGTCGATTCGCAGAAAGTCTCTCAGGTCGGCAAGGCTTACTGGCTCTTGGGATGGCGCGGCGATGGTTCTGACAGTGAAGCTCATAGAGGTTGCCGGATGTTAAAAAGGGGTCCAGGCTGTTACACCCAGACCCCGCGATTCAGACGATGTTACTAAGTCGTCAAGATTGCAATCGGGTGGGTTCCGGCGTCGAGTAACTGGCTATCCGCGCGGTCAAATGCGAGGAACGCAACTTGTAAGCTGTCGGCAAACCGCTCATCGAGCCGCTTAACGACAGGGCCGCCAGCCACTTTGCGAATCATGAACTTGCTGAGATCGCCGAAGAGCACCGCATCCGCGCCAGCGGCTACTGCGGCCATGTCTTGGTTAATGACGTACGGGTGCCCGTTAATCATCGACTCATTACCGAGCAGGGTTTGACCGGCGAGCGCTTGTGGCGTCCAGATTGGACGATTAGCGCTGTCCTTTAGCTTCTTCAGACCTTTCAAGGTTGTGTCTGCGAACATGTACTTCGCATTCGGGCTGCTACGGTAGGACGGATCGACCGCGTGTTCGAGATTGGTCAGATCGTCAAAAACAATCGTTGCGCCGGTGCCGCTTGCCACGGTGTTCCCGGCAGCTACGGCGGCGGTAACGATGCCCAGCGGCTCCGTGGTGCCAACGCCGACCGTGAACTTGTTGTTTTTCAGCCGACCCATGCGGATGCCGAGTAAGTTGGCTAACAAGCCGTCTAAGTCGAATGCCGAGTCCGTCATCAAAGCGTCCGGAATCAACACAATATCCGAACTAAATATGAAGCTGGAGAAGACCACTTCGCCGAAAACTAAGGCCGTCGTGGTCATCTGCACGTTCTGGCCGATGATACGTCCCATGTTGGTCGTGTCATTGACAGTCGGCCAGTTCAGGATGTTACCGGTTTCCGTGGAGAAGGAGCCGCAAACATCAGCGCCGCCGTACCACTTGGTTGCGACTTCGAGTTTGTCGCTGAAGCCTATGGGGACGATGTAGCCGCCTTGGCTATTTGTCGTGGTGGACATCAATGTAGCGTTGCGGAACTTAGCCAGAACAGCCGCGTCTTCCGCGCTGATGCCGGTACGACCGTGACGGAGATAGTTGCCGAACGCCTTGGCGTGCGCGCTGACTTCAAGCTCACGATTGGCCTTCGCGTTGTCGGCGGGGAACAGTTCGATAAGCTGATCCTTGCTCACCTTGCTCAGGTCATTGCTGATCGTCTCCGCGCGTTCAGCGCGGGCGATGGACGCCTCAAGCTGATCGTAGTGGGTCGTCGCGTTGTCGAACTGGGTGGCTTCTTCGTTGGTGAGGCCGCGATTGCCTTCAGTTTCGGCTTTCTTGACGATGCCATTCATGAGTGTTGATACAGTGCTCAACTGTTCGCGTAACTGCTTGGCGTAGGCCATAGGTGACTCCTTAAAATGCGGTTGCTTTACTTGGTCCGGCGAAGTTTCGCTTTGGCCGCATAAAGGGTTAAATTGTTGGGCTCCGGCTTTGCAACCGGCTCCGGGATATCGGCGGCCCTCTTAGTGGCCGTTCTCTTGCCCGGATGCTTTAAGGCTTCCGGTAAATTCTTGTAACTCTTCAAAACTTTGCTGAACGCCTTGTTAGAGGCATTCGGCATTCCATCGTCTTCGTCTTCGTCGTCGTCGTCATCTTCAACTAACTTGTCGGCAAATCCAGCGGTGACCCATTCATCGGCGGTGAACCAGGTTTCCGCGCTCATATAGCCGCTTACTGAAGACTTTGAAAGTCCAGTTCTGGAAACGTAGATGTCGGCAATGGAGTCGGAAAGCTGGTCCAGGACGCACGCGTCGCGCCGTAAGTCGTCGGCGGAACCGTAAGTAAAGGTGGTAGCGTTGTGAATCATCGCCATGCTTCCCGCGCCCATGGTGAGCTTGCCGGGGCTTGCTGACATCGCAACGATGGAGGCGGCGGAGGCCGCTAGGCCGTCAACGTAAACGGCGATTGGCTTACCGTAGGACTTCAACAGGTTGTAGATGGCGATACCAGAGAAGGCATCGCCGCCGGGGCTGTTTACCCGGAGTGTGATGTTAGAGGCTGCCGGGTTAGCGTCGATGGCGGCTTTGAAGTTCTCTGCCGTGATGCCGGACCCATCCCAGTTCTCGCCAATGACGTCGTAGCAGGTGAGGGTGAGTGTGTCGCCGGTCGCTGCGGCTCGGAACTTAGGTGTCTTTGTCATTTGGTTGGTGGTCTCCCTTGCTCACCGGCTGGAACGTAATTCGGATCTGTGAGTCGCGACAGAGAAATATAATTCACCGGCGCGAGCTTTAAATTACCGCCGTCCTCGTCGGAGATCGGATTCATGCGCAACTGCTTGCGGATGTCGTTCGCGCTATAGGCCCCAGTGTTCCTGAGGATATTCATTCCCGCCGTTAGCGCTGTAAAGTCGGCTCTAACAAGGGACGCGAAGTCGTGCTCTATGGCTAGGTTTGAGTTAGTGGGGAGAAGCTTGCGGCTAAATTCCTGTTCGATCCTGACCGCCCAGGGGGTTAAAGTGAACGTGCGGTACTCAATTGACTGCTGTTCGATGTTACTGTGGGTGGAGCGCTCGAGCGAAGACAACATATGAAGGGGGATTCTGAAGAGCCTCGCTATTTCTTGTATCTGAAAACTACGTGAGGCTATAAATTCCGCCGCCTCATTTGAAATACTCGTTTGGCTCCAACTGGTACCCGCTTCGAGTAACAACGGTTTGTGGGCGTTCTTTCCGCTAGCTTGTGTTTCGACGGCCTTCTTTAGGCGTTCGTAGGCTTCGGCATCTAATATTCCGGGCACCGTGAATACGCCAGAGGCTCGTGAAGAGTTTTTCCAGTAGCTTGCGGCATATGATTCGGCAGCAAGGCTGACACCAATGGCATTCTTACAACAAGTAATCGGACTCAGGCCGGTGATGCCGTCTAACGTCGTCCCGACGATATGTAAAACATTCTCAGGATCAATCAGGGTAGCCGCGCCGGTGTCGGTCTGAGTGCTAGCAAACATAAGCTTGCCATCCCGCATCACGGGTGCCGTTTTGGACGAAGACAAAATGTGGAGGCTTACTACACGCGCGGCCTTGTCTCGCTTTATCAACGCGAAGCCTGCGCCGTGGGAAAGGCAGTTCGCGAGTAACGCGCCGCGAAAGGTGGAAGCGGTTTGAAATTCGTTGGGGGCATCATGAAGGATGCCGTAGATTGCCTTATCTTTGGCGGGCGTCAGCGATCCATCCGGGCCGATTGAATACGTCACGAGCGGCAAGCTGGCAAGGTCTTCGCTGATAGCTTTGATGGCGCTGTAGACGGCGCTGAGCGTGATCGCCGTCTTCTCAGTAACGGTGACGCCTGCATCATTGCCGCGCCCACCGAAGAGTTCTTCGGCGAATGACTCCGGGACCAACGGTGAGGAAGGATCTTCGAGATTGAAGTTGGTAAACGATTGGAGGGACCTGCTTAAGAAGCTCATACCTTGCCCTCACTACCCGGCTGCTGGTGCCTTGCAAGGCCGTAGGCGGTGAGAAGCAATAGAGCGCCCAGGACTATCAACGCAGCGAAGACGTTAAACCCGGCAACGCCGCCGACGATTGCAGTTATTCCGACCAGCAATAACCAGTCGATTGTTGAAAAGCGCGGATGCTTGCTTGTCTTCTTCTGCTCCATAAGCTCCAAAAAGAACTTGGCCGGAAACAGGAAGGAACCGGCCAAGTAGAGGTAGAGCGCCAGCCATGGCGTGCTGATGCTCAATACAAGGAACAGATAGTTTGATTTAGTTGGAGACGGGTGGGAAGTTGGGCTTCGCGAAAGCGCGTAGGTCGCTAGGGCGTCACCGCTCCGCCACCGCTCCGCCACCGCTTCGCCACCGCTTCGCCACCGCTCCGCCACCGCTTCGCCACCGCTTCGCCACCGCTCCGCCACCGCTCCGCCACCAGCCGTCAACCTATCGGCATCGCTCCACCACCGGGCCGTCAACCTCTACCGGCTTAAAGCAAACGTATGTTTGGCCGTATCGTAGCCGTAGCCGCGTTGCCGCGTGCTATCGCCATGCAAAGTGAAACGATGCCGTCTATCTTCTCCCGGCTCTTGCTCTTACTTGGCTTGATGTTGCCAGCCGGGTCAATCTCAACCATCGTGTTAGACGCCATCCAACGTAATACCGGGTTACCGCCGTGAGCGAGTTCGCCGGAAAGAACAAGCTCCATAAGCCGTTTGGTGGGTGCGCCCATGCTTGCGAAGCCTTGGCCGAATTCCACCATCTGGAAGCCGTCGCCGGTGAGTTGCGTGCATATCTGCTGAGCGCCCCAGCGGTCGAAGGCTATCTCACGAATGTTGTAGAGCTTGCCAAATGCTTTTATCCGGTTGCGGATTACATCGTAGTCAATAACTGTTCCCTCAGTTAGATTGAAAAGCCCTTGCCTATTCCATACATCGTAGGGAACTCTATCCCGCTTCACTCTTGCCGGTAGGTTGTCACCGGGCAGGAAGAATTCACAAAGAACGCGCCATTTGGTATCGCTGCCGTGGGGCGGGAAGAGCATTACGAAGGCTGAGATGTCGATGGAGGTGGAAAGATCAAGGCCAGAGTAACAAGGGCGTCCTTTGAGCGCTTCGCGGTCTACCTCACCGTTGCAGGCGTCCCATTTATCCATCGGCATCCATTGAGTGCTATTCGTGGTCCAAACGCCCAGGCGAAGCCTGAGTACACCGTTGAGGCTGGCCGGGTCGTTCTTTGCTTTCCGTACCGCGTCCGCCAAGTCTGAGCGGCTAACTGAGACATCAAGATTCGGGTTGGCCTTGACCCATGTTTCAGGGTCCTCGTAATCATCCCCCTCGTCTAATCCGGCAATCCACCCATACCAACGATCATCCTCAAAGATGCCGTTCAAGACGTTAGCCACGTAAGATCTTTGTTGCCAACACACACTGTTACGGTCTGAGCCTGCTGTAGTGATGGCAAAGAAGAGCGGACTTCTACGCTTGCCAAGCGCGGAAACTAAAACGTCCCACAGCTTCCTACCACTGGTAGACCAGGCCGCTAACTCATCGGCAATAATGCATTGAGGCCGCAGGCCATCGAGGCTATCTTCATCGCTGGCAAGCGGCTGGAACTTGCTGGCGGTGTCCGGGATGAATAGCGAATCGCGGTAGTTCTTTACTCGTTTCTTCAAGACGGGCGACTGCTTTATAATCCGGCAAGCTTCATCGAAAACGATTTTGGCTTGTTCTTTGCGCGTAGCAATACTGAAACATTCCGCGCCGGGTTCGCCGCTGCCTAGAAGCTCATAAAGAGCCACGCAGGAGGCGATCATACTCTTACCGTTGCCGCGCCCCAATTCGATGTAAGCAAACTTGAAGCGCCTGTATCCGGTGTCGGTGAACTGCCAGCCAAAAAGAATCCATAGGAGTGCCTGCTGCCACGGTTCAAGCTTTAGCTTTTGACCAGCCCATTGTCCAACCGAGTGATGGCAGAAGGTTTGAATGAACGTGATAATGTGCTGGGCCTTCTTCGGGTTGAAGGTTAGACCGCGTTCGTGGCCGTTCGCAAGATCACGTTGGTGGCGTTCAATGGTCAGGCGGACAAGCTTGCTTGCGACAACACGGCCCGCTAAAACGTCGTCGATGTACGATAAAGCCTTATTCACGCGACCCTTTTACGGGAAGGTGTAAAGATTGCATCTTTGTGGGACCAGCCCCAATAGGCTCATGTAAGGTAATACCCATCTGCGGGGCGTCCGCGCCTAGTTCTTCCGCTGTTAACCCGGCCATGAATTCCGCGAAGCTATCGGTAGGTTCCGCCGTACCGGTCGTGAGGCGGCTTCTGCTACTTGGAGTAAGGCCGAACTCAACCATAAACTTGCGGAGTAAATCCAAGGCGGTATTTGCGATACTTACGTGCGGATTCTGAATGGGGAACCCACTCTTGGGACTTTTTAAAATCGTGCCAAACTTGGCGATACCTTCCTCCGCGCTCACCCACCGGCTCCAACACTGGCAGTAGGCGGCAAGGGCCGCGCGATCAACATTGGTAAGCAGGCCGAGGCTTGTCAGTTCTTTTGAGATGCGCTTCCACTCTGCTTTGGCGTTCTTATCCAAATGCTTCGGACAGGTTGGCGTACCTCCCGGCTTAGGCTCATTCTTTGAAAGCGGTCTCCCTCCAGGATTCCCCTGCGCGCGTTTGAGCGCGGTTGGCTTTGGTCGGCGTCCTACGCTCATGGCTTCACCAGCACAATCACCGGCTCAGTTGCTACTTCGTCGCCCATACCAGCGCCGACTCGGTGCTGCATCGGAAATTCGTCGGTCTTGATGTACTGGAAGCCGACTTCTTTGGCCGCGCTCCGAGTCCATTCAGCGAGTGGGTAGGTTGCGCTGCCTATGTTCACATCCGCGATGTTGATGATTGATGTTGCGCCAGCTTTCAACGCGGCGAACTGGAGTCTGAGCATCGGAACTAAGAAGCCGATGCGCCAATCTTCACCAGTCGAATAGCGGTTACAGGATTGCGTCCCTTCGGATGAATAGATTTCTTTGCAGAAGTATGGCGGGGACGTGAAAGCAAAGTCGCAACGATTCCTGACTAGCTCGATGTCAACATCTTCGGCGGGCAAGTTGTACAGTTCAACATCGTCCTGAAAGCCAAGGTCAGACGCGAGCTTGGCGTTACCTGCATGGGTCAAGGTGTTCGGGTCAATGCCGATGTACTTGCCAGCGAGTCCAGATGCAAGGAATCCGATCAGTCTTCCGCCGTATCCGGTTGAAGTATCGAGGACGACCGCGCCCGGTTTGCAATATGTTCGGTACAGGTGGCAAGCGAACCCAGGCCGGAAGTTTGAACAGGCTTGTGTGCCGGAAACGAAGCTCAAGAAACCGAAATATCCTGCCGGGACCTTGCCGGATTCAAGTTCCTGTTTGATCGCTCGGCGTAACAGCTTGTCATTTCCGAAACTTTCGAACGGGGATTTCATCTTCGTAGCAGCGGCAAGGAGTCGGTGAGGATGGTACGTATCTGCGATCTGGTATCCGGCATTCGTTCCTATGAGCGATTCCGGGTCGGTGGTCGCAAGCTGGTTCAACTCCTGCATCGAAACGTGTAACGGCAGATTGCGGTATGGAAAGCCAGTCGCTCGAAAGTGATTGAATGCTGCGTCAATGATTCGGTCGTCGCTGATTGGATGGGCGTACTCGGATAGGTTGCCAATGTCGGTTTCCGGCAAAAGCTCGCTCAATTCTTTATCAGTGAAGAACGGTTGTAAGTCCATCTCACCGGCAAGCTCACCTAAGATTGCCGAGTCCCAATCAAGGCCGATTTCAGCCGTCCTGTTATCGGCGATTGCCAGCGCTTTTGCTTTGCTGTCGGTCGCCATATCAAGGTCGGTACGCTGGACCGCGATAAGCTTCGTCCCATCGCTCTGGATCACCATGACATCCTCAAGCCCAGCGGCCTGAGCGTTGGCCACCGTCTTGTTCCCGGCGATAATCGTGCCGTGCTTGTCGATAAGGATTGATCGGCCTGCGCCATACTCCCGGAGGCTCCGCTCTACCAACTGGTTACCGCGCTTTGTGCCTTTATTGGCGTTTTTGGGGTCTGGAATCAGTTCGTTGATGGTCATCTACATAGGCTGCGCGAAAGTCGATACCCCTAAGGTTCATTTCGCATGTATAAAAGTTGACCCACGTCGGGTCAGGCGTAAGTCGTTGAAAACAAAAGACATCCCCCTATCCCTTTGGTAACATTGCTACTTACTTGTCAGTGGCAACTTACTCGTTATTTCGAGTCCCAGAACATGTCTTGTTACTTACCTCTACCTCTTGCCGCATTAGGTCCGCGTGTGAAATTAAAACCCGGCTGCCGTCAAAGCGTTATGGTGTTCGGCGCAATGACCCTCTAGATTTGAAAGAACATACTGAAGATCTGGACGGAGTCGCAACTTAATCAAATGGTGAAGGTGTTCCGCCACTTTGTTGCAACCGGCAGTCTTGCACATCACGTTGTCCGGATGCATGAAATACCAACGACGAAATTTCTGCCACTTCCAGCCGTAAAGTCGCTCAGTCGTGGTGCTGCGTTGCTGATGATCAGGGCAGTAGCCATTAGCCACCAACGCGCCGCATTGCGGCATCGCGCAAGGTTTGAGGCTAAGCTGCGGCAACTGTCACCGCATGCGCCGCGATTCGCTCCAACGCCGTCTCGTAATAACCGGCGTCCGTCTCGAAGCCGATGTAATCCAGCACGCAATAAGAACCGTCCGGCATCGGCTACACCCCCAGCATCATCTTCAATACGATTGGCAGAGCGGCTTTTATAGCTTCGATTGTCAGAGTCCCGGTCTTCGCAACGACGAACTCCTTCGTCTTGTTCCACACGGTATCGCTGCGTATGGCGTCGATAAACTCATGACCTTCCCAGGTCAGGCTTGTAGCCTTCCAGGAGTGCCCCTGTAGGCTTGAGCAGTCAGTTGCTTCAATCAATCCTGCCTTGTGAAGTAACATCACATGGTAAGAGACTTCTTCATCCGTAGAACCGGGTACTTCAATGTCGATAAGCCCGTCCAGCGGTGACGCTTCGATCTTGAACAAGATCGCGCGTATAAGCTCCGTGTTCCGTTGCACGTTGTTATCGTAGATCACTAAGCCACCACCGCCGTATGATCTACGATAAACGTCTGCATGACCCGGTACGCTGCGGCAACCGTCACCGCATGCGCCGCGATTCGCTTCTCAGCTAGTGCAATGTAATTTGATTGGCGCGCCACATAAAGGCGGGCGGAAGTCGCTTATGTGGGAAGGTGGGCGGGTACAAATCACATGCCTTGATTCGTACCATGTTGTCGCCGCGCGGCGCGAAAGGAGTAAGCGAAGCGTGCCGCGTCTCACCTGCTTATAGGTTTGTTAGTTAAGATTTGTCTGAGCGGCACACCCACGAAGTCTTAGGAGAGATTTACAGCGGAGCGCCATCTACCGTTCGCGGCGGCGGATGAAAAGCCGCTTGTACGGTGCGACGAAATACTCGCCGTTCACGATGTAGTAGGTCGTCCCGCTCATTGGTGCCACGTCTACTCGAAGAGCGCAGACGTCGTTCAGCTTTGTTACGTTGCTCCTCGTACCTTTCTTATCGACCTGAATTTGCACCGGGTAGGTCCTGGTGCGCAACTCGTCACTGTATTCGTAGCCGACAAGTTCGAACTGCGCGGGGTTGTACTTATCAAGGAAAGAGATAGGGACGCCCATGACGCCGTCATAGTCGCCGGGGATCGCGTCGGTGAACGGCACTTCAATCGCGTTGAAATTGTCGTACGGGTCGTATGCCGCCTTGCCGTTCATTTCCTTGTGCTTGCTGAACCGGAGGTTGTCTTCCATGGTCATCAGCGGCAGCTTCGGGTGTCGGCGACCATGGTCCAAATTGGTGAACCAAACCGAACTAGATCGACCCATGACCCTGCCGTTGACTATCCTGTAGTTGCTTCCCTTCCTCCCGGACTCAAGCATGACCTTCGCTTGTTTAGGCGGAAGGTCGAAGAGCATATCGGTTCCCATTGGGGTGACGCCCATCCACAGCTTATTGGCCTTGATGAGTGGGAAGATCTCCTTATACGTGATCGCGTTCTTGTTTGCTATGATCAGGAACTTCTTGCCGTGCTCCGCGAGTTGGGCTACATACTCACGGAATAGGGAGAAGGGCGGGTTGGTGATGACGATGTCGGACTGTTTCAAAAGCGCGATGCAATCAGCGCTGCGGAAATCCCCACCGGCGTACTTATCGTCTCCTTTCAAGGCAACCCGAGCGGCCTTGTTGCGGTTGAGGAAGAGCTTCACGTCGTTTATGTTCACCGCGCCGTCGCCGTCCTCGTCCTTCACATGGTCAACGATGACGGCAATCGCCTTTGGCTTCTTGCGCTTGCCATTCCCCTCGTTGTATTCGGGAAACAAGGTGCCCTGACCAGCAACGGGAGATCCGTTGTAGCTGGTGGTGATGAGTTTCTTGAGTCCAAGCCTGTTGAAGTTGGCGGCGAAATACTTGAAGAAGTTGCTCTCAAACGGGTCGTCGCAGTTGCAGTAGACGATCTTGCTACGGAAGGTGTCTGGGTCGAATTCGAGGTAAGCCTCGACCTCTTTTTGAATATCGACGTACTGGGTGTAGAACTCGTCCTGCTTGGCTGCTTTCGCTTTGCCTAGACTGGCATGAAATCGGTTCATAACCAGATCGAGGGAAGTTGAGAAGCGTGGAATCGCTGGGGATCAAAATGTTCGCACAGATTCGATACCAAAATGTGCGAACAGTTTGAGACGAAAGTGTTCGCACAGATACGTTACTTCCGAGAACGGCGGCGGGGAAAGCGGTGCAGGATGCCGGACTATAAAACGGTTCGGCAATTCCAGCCTGATCCGTGGTTTTTTCTTCAGCCATAGTCCATTTTAAACTTAAAGGGCCACCCGGTACACCGGGGCGGGTAGACCTTTCACCTTTGTAACCTCCGGGGGGAGAACACCGTATGATGTGGTGTGGTGTGCTGTGCTGTGCTTATATAAAAAAAGTCTGTTGATACCTTTACAACACACAAATATACGGTGGACCACTGGACCCTTGACCCCTTTTCACCCACCCACCACACCCCACCGCACCAAAACCCAACAAAAACCACCCACGATTTCACTGACGGGCGGTCCATCCTATCGTAACTAAGGGGGTAGACCGGTCCTCTTCACGCTTTCCGGTCCACCCCTCAGACGCTACACGGCCCCTTCCTTCTTCTCAACAGGGGGTGGACGCCACACCATTGCCCTCTTTGTCGGGCTTAACCGTTTCTTGAAGCGCCGCCACTTTAAGCGCCGCAATATGTCGGCGAGACGTGTGCCGTCCAGATGGCCGGTTTTTCCGATCTCAAGATTCAGTTGCACCAGAATCTCGGTGATTGTAACCTCCGTCTTCCCTTCCAGCATTTCCGAAACCGTATCGTCCCACGTATCGGGCAGCATACGTTCTTCGGCCTCTTCTTTAGCCAGCGCCTTCACCACGGCGGTCAGTTTCCAACTCACCCCCGCCAGGAACAAGTCACGGGCTTCCGCCCATATCTGGTCCCGGTCACGCGCTAGCGCGTCACGATCAGTGAAGGAACCTTCAATGTTAGTGACCACCGGCTTACAAGCCACCGGCCAAAAGCGCCTGTTGCCGGTTGTGTCCTTGAGATAGCAATCGTTGTCCGTGGAGCCAAAGAAGACGGACTGGCGCGGGTAGCGCTTGTTAATGCGTCCATAGGGGGAGCGTACCCGATCCGCCGTCTCGGTCAGGAACGCCTTCAGTTCATCGACCGCTGCCTTTCTCGTGTGCACCATCTCTTGAAGCTCCACGAACCACGTACCGTGGATATCCAGCTTGGTATCGGGCCGAGCCAGATCCGCACCTAACACGCCGCGCCATTTCACCACCGGCATGAGCGCATTGACGGCTGAATTCTTACCCAGATTTTGATCGCCTTCAAACACCAAACAACCGTCCACTTCGCAACCAGGACTCATGACCCGCGCTATCGCGGAGATGAGGAAAGCTTGACCGACCGCCGATGTGTAATCGTCGTCGGGCGCACCCATATAAGTGTTCAGCCACTTCCCCACCCGTTTCGTACCATCCCATGTCAGGTTATCCAGGTAATCACGCACCGGATGGAAGCGATGCTCTTCGGCGACGGAGAGCATACTGTCGTAGATCAGCGGCGTCCCGAAATCAACACCAACCGCGCGATTGAGCGCTAACCGGATCTTCGTCACGTGGGCGTCTTCCACTTCAGCGCCCTTCGTAAAGAGTTCGGAGCCAAGATCCCGCATAACGATGGCGCGATGAGCGAAGTCATCGTAGGAAATCACGCCATGCCACTGGGGAGAAGTATTGAGGATACAGTGAACGTTCTTAATCGTCTTCATAACACCCGTTTCAGAGCAATCCAGCTTGTCGATGTAGTCTGGATCGGGCCCTTCCTCTTCAGGGGATGCTGTTATGAAGCTGGTGTTAGCCTTCTCTTTCCGCTCTTCGGCCTGTTCATCCAGCGTGAGGTAATTCATCATCGATTCCGACATCTGGAAACAGTGGCGGTCATCATGGCCGGGGCAATGCTCATCAGCCCACTTTTTCAGGTCCCGGTAGATGGATATCGAGTCGCCACCCATCTTACGCAGACCCATCGCGTAGCCGAGCATCGCTTCATGGCGAGACCCTTCAGGAACGACTTCACCCGGCTTCACCCTCTTATAAGCTTTGATCTTGGCGTTGTGGCCCTTCGCCTTACTGATCGCCGCCTTCCACGACACCGGTAATGGGGCGATGGGCACCGTGGTCCAGTCAACGCTAGGGTGCACCTCAAAACTATAGACTTTGCCGGTCGCCACACGGACAGAAGGTGGAGCGCCCACATATCCGTGGTAACCCTTCACATCGATGCCTTCAGCCAACCCGCCGATGGAGTTCTTGATCTTGAAGTTTACGGGTTGCTGGAAGTAATAGTGACGGCCACCGCCCGGTGTTACCACAGTCAGGGTGACCGGCAGCTTGCCGTACTGGGCTTCCAGCTTCGCCAAGCTAGCCACTCCCCCGTGGCGCGGGTCCTGATCGATCACCACCACCTTGTGGCCGGTGGCGATGCCGATGTTGGCTTCCGGGAAGTCGCGCCACCAATTGGATATCACTTCAGGATCGGTAGACGCCAGCGCGGGCCAGTCCTTCAGGATAGCCACACTGTCGTTCAAAGGAATGACGTGGTAACCCTGTTCGGCCAGAACCAGGGCACCCAAGTATTTGGGGTTGGTGAAGTGTGGATCGGGTGGCTCCGCCCAAGTCGCGGCGTCTTCGGCGTCAGCCTCAGCCATATAGGAATCTAATTCGTCAGCAATGCGGTCGCCATCAAACATTTAAAAACCTCTCCTTATAGGGGTTCCCTAGTGAATACCCGCGCTGAAGCCGGTTCAACCGGAAATTCCTCAAACTTTAAATAATTTTCAGCGGCCATCTCGCGCGGACGGGTATTCAAAGAGGTGAAATACAATAAAGCCCGTCAACCGCAGGCCGCTCTCGCCTTTCTCAAACGCATCAAGGATGAAGCTGAAGCCGAAAAGCCGCCAGCGGCCCCCATAAGAAAAACCCTGCCTGTAACGGTCAAGCGGCTGTGGATCGATTGGGAATTAGCCGGTCCCCTCGATCTAAAGAAGGTTGGTGCCGACAACTTCTTGAGTCACCCGGCGACGAAGCCCCTACTGGTGGCGTTCGGCGCGGATGATTCGTTTATACAGCCGATAGACCTAACTGTAAACCCCACATTGCCGGATTACCTGCTGGAAGCGATATTGAATCCTGAGACCACCATCTGCGCGTGGAACGCATCCTTCGAGCGGAAAGTGCTGCGCTACTGTTACCGCATCGATCTACCGGCAGAGCGCTTCTTCGATCCATCCTCATTAAGCCGGTATCTGACGCATCCAGGGAAACTCAGTGAAGCGTGCCGGAGCCTGGATATGGGAACCGATGGTAAGGACAGCGCCGGTACCAAGCTGATCGCCCTCTTCTGTAAAGCCAGTAAGACTACGCAAGCGAATATCAAAAAGGGCCAGCCGCCCATCTACTATAAGGACCGGCATTCACACCCCGAGCAATGGGCCCAATTCATCGCCTATTGCGTCCAGGACGTGGTAGCCATGCGTGACGCCACGCGCCTGATGGAGTCGATCACAACACTGCCGGACAGCGAGCGCCTTATATGGTTAGCGGATCAAGCCATCAATGAGACTGGTATCCCGATAGACCGGGCGTTCGTAGAGAACGCTAACCGTCTGATGAATGAAGAGGACGCCCGTGTAAGGCAGCAGCTTATTGATAAGACGGGGATGAAGAACCCGAATTCCGACCACCAAATCAAGAAGTGGTTGGCTGATCACGACTACCCGATGGTATCGGTGGCCGCTGACTGTGTAGAAGCGTCCCTGATCAATCCCGATACGCCCGGTGAGGTTAAAGAAGTGTTGGCTCTACGGAAACTGATGAGCGGCGCGGGGCCCAAAAAGCTGAAGGCGATCTTAAACAACATGTCATCGGATGGCCGGTTAAGAGGACAACACGTTCACTATGGAGCCAGCGCAACAGGTAGGTGGTCAGGCCGGTCGGTACAACCGCAGAACCTACCGAAGCCGGAAGACGCCATTAAGGACCGGGTAGAGGAAATCACGAATTGCATTCGCGCCGGTCACACGCCTGATGACATAGACCCGGTAAGCGCTGTGACATCCACGATCCGGTCATCATTCCGCCCTGGAAGCGACAAGGTGCTGGTCATTGCCGATTACAGCATGATTGAGGTCAGAACGTTAGCCGATCTCAGCGGATGCAAGGTTATGTTAGACGCCTTCCGTAACGGCGAGGATGTCTATAAGCACTTCGGAGCGATCATATTCAACATATTGTATGAGGAAGTCACAAAGAAGCAGCGTGACTTTGCTAAGGTGCCGATCCTCGGCTGCGGCTACCAGATGGGCGCTGCCCGGTTCCAAAGCTACTGTAAGTCCTTCGGTCATGACATCACCATAGATCATGACATCACCATAGAAGAGGCTCAAAGGCTGGTCACACTCTATAGGGACACGTACCATGAGATACAACAATTTTGGAAGGATTGCCACGCCGCCGCTATGCAGGCGCTACAGCTTAAAGAGATTATTGAACTGGATGACAAGCTAGTGTTCGATGCTCGTGATGAACGCTTCATGAGCGTTACGTTACCTTCAGGCCGGAAGCTTTACTACCGTGACGCGCATATCATTCTGGTCCACAAAGAGGAGTGGGGCGGTATGGTGCCGATGATCGTCTATCGTACCCAACATCAATACAAACCGGCTGATGGCGAGGTGGAGAAGGTTAACAACAGGCGTAAGCCGGGAGTACCGTATGGGTTCACAGATACGTACCCAGGCAAGCTAACCGAGAACGTGAACCAAGCTTATGCCCGGTGCATCCTGGCGGATGGGATGACCAGAGCCTTAGCTGCTGGTCTGAAGGTAGTCACTCACATACATGATGAACTGGTCGTTGAAGCTAACCGTAGTGATGGTGAAGCGGTAAGACAACAGCTACAGGACATCATGTGTACGCCGCCAAGCTGGAACCCCAACCTTATAGTAGGCGCGGAAGCCTACATTTCCGATTTCTACCGCAAAGAGCCCAAGGTTAAGAAAAATCCGTAAAAAAAAGTTCAAAATAACCGGTCGCCCTCCCCTTTTGGACGGGTATTCACACTTAGGCAGGCAAGAAAACGAAAGTGATTGAGCCGGTCAATTTTCAAAAGAAAAAAGGTAGATAGAAGTCATATGAAGTTCACCCCGAACTCGAATCCTAACAGTGGCTTTAAAGCACCTCCCCTGGTGCCTGAAGGCTTCTACAAATTTCGCGTCACCAAGGCGGTTGACGGGAAAAGTAAAAAGAACAAAGACGATATGGTTACCCTGGCCATGATCGTCGTAAACGCCAAGTACAGTGCCACGATAAAGGACTGGATTGGTGCATGGGAATATGGCGACATCAAAGCCACCCAGTTTTGCGAAGCAGCGGGGTTACCGCTCAACGGTGAACTCACTGCCCGCGCCGCTGTCAACACGACAGGCTATCTGGAGATCAAACACCGGGAAAGTACAAACGACAAGTACCCCGGCCTCCAGCACGCCATCACCTATATGACACGTGCGGATATGGAACGGGAGGGTTTGCTGAAACCTCAACCCGCGACAACCCCCGCCCCCGCTTCCGCTCCGGCTCCCGCCCCCGTCGTCAACGGCGTTGCTTACACCAACGGCGCTTACACCAACGGCAGCGGTGTCTCTCACAAGCCAGATACGACGGAATTGCCCGCCGATCTGGTATCACCCGCCAAAGCCGCCGAGCTAGAGCAAGCGGCCACGGATTACTTCGTCGATGACGATGTGCCGTTCTAACAAGGATTCGGCGGGGCCACCCAAACATGGCCCCGCCCAACCAAGGAGAAAACAACCCATGAGAAGCAATGACCCCGACGACATCCTCCTCGACCCGGACGACCAATGAACAGCATAAAAGATTTGACGCCCTGCGAACGGTTTGTGAAAAACGTGGTAGCCCACAGCCTGGAGCCATTGACCCTCGCCCAGATTCAAAAGCTCACCGGTTACCGGACGTTGCCATTAGTCAGGACCAGCGTGAAGTTCCTAACCAAGGCGCGAGTGCTAGTGGAGTCCATCATAGAGGGCGGTGAACCTGTCTACAGTGCCAGGGTAAACGCACCTAAACAACAGCAACAGGGAGCCTAACCATGTTCTTTAGTGATCGTCATGAAGCGGCAATCGTAAAGGCTCTGACCGGCGCAAGCGACGGCTTGAGCGAGTCACGGCTCCAGGCGGTCTCCAGCTTACCAAAGAAGGACTTGGGCGTGTATCTTGACTCGCTATCGAACGAGGGCTTGATCAAGCGGAAGGGACCACTCTATGTGTTATCCAATGAACTCCGCGCTGAAATAGACGGCGATAGGGAAGCTGCCGACGCCACAGTGAACGCCGAAATCATCACATCCGACCCGGAAGAGAGTGAGGATGATAGAGCCGTAGAAGCCGATGAAGATGACGATGAGCCGCTATCGGAAGAGGACCAGGAAGAGTTAGCGCGGGAGCTTCAAGATGATGGCGGCACACTCGACCCGGAGTACGTCGAGCGTTGGGCAGGTGAGCCGCCGCCCAAAGCGAAGCCGGTGATCGCACCGCTAGGTAAGCCAAGGTCGAGCCAATACCTTGGCGTATCCAAGAAGGGTAAGTCGTGGATGGTGCAAGGTTCGCTAGGCAACGGCCAGATGATCAGAATGCAAACCTTCCCGACCGAACTGGAAGCGGCGCAACATTACGATTCGTGTATGCGCACCCAAGCTGCCGATCCAGCCAGCAGGAGATACAACTTTCCGCGAGATGGCGAGAAGAATCAGAGCGACTACTTCGCAATAACCGGCCCGCCGAAAGGCACCGGCGCTAAACCGCACGCGAAGCCGGGACCCAAGCACCCGCCCCCGGTTATCCCCGCCGCTGCCCCAGCGCCCAAGGCTGCGCTGCGGGAGATCGTTGAGCCCATCGTTACGCCCGTAATGCCGGTGCCGGTGGAGCCGGTGGAGCCGGTGGAGCCCATTGCATCGCCGGTGGTGCCAACAATTCCCTGCCCCGCAAACACGTTCATAGTGCCGGACGTAGCCACACTCGTACGCCAATCCATCGACGCGGCACGGAGCCGGGGAGCGGTAAGCGTGACCTTAGGCGTCGATGCGCTGGATTTGTTGCTGGGTTAAGCGGACGCGGACGTCGTGTAGCGGAACGGCTCCTCTGCCGCAGGCTTCGGAAAGAATCTTCGCCGCTCCGCGTAACGCACAATCGCATCGGGTAGAACATCCGTCATCTCCCAGAGGGGTAACGACCCAAGGTGGTTTGCCTGACGCCGCGACGGCTTATAATAACCGACTTCAACACCCTTTACCGGACTTCCATCCGCGTAGTAAAGCACCGTCTCTGCATGTTCAGGGGTGATAAATTTTCTGTATGTACGCCCATGCTCATGGATCACGACGCCGTTTTTACTCGTTTCTTTTGAAAAGTGAAAATCGATGTATTTGCCCGGTTCTTCCGATACCGTGAAGTTCTTGCCGACTGTTACTGCATCTAATGTTATGTTGGCGTCTTTCAGCTTGCCCAGTATGAGTTGCGCTTGCTTGTCGGTAAGGTCATGAAGCACTGGCTGCGCGGCTAGAGGCCGTGTCAGATAAAAAGCTGTTCCGTTGAAGACGTTTTGGTATGTGCTCTTCCGTTTATTTTCGTAGAATAGGTACTGCGCACGCTTCAACCAGTTCCCCACATTTCTCGTTTGACAGAACAGGAAAACTGGAGGTCCGGTAATGGAGAGGTCTAATTCCTCCCCCTCTTCGATGGACTTGCGGAGCGCCTTCACTGTCGCCAGTTCCGTTTTCTTATTTATGAGGTAATTGCCGTGTCCGTCTTTCTCTTGCATCGCCTCATCAAACTGATCGTTATCCAAGTAAGAAAGCTGGAGTAGCGCCTCAACCGAATCGGGCAGGCGCGGCCAGAGCTTCCGCTTTGTAAGCCGTTCATCGTTGGCTAAGCGGAGTAACTTCTGCTGCCAGGAATAATCAGGATGTTGATAGTGGAGGCTCAAGCCCCTGAGGGCTTTGTGGTTAATGTTACGCGCCTTCGTCATGATTTGCGCAACGGTGGATCGTCGGGCCATTCCTAACATCTAGCATAATGCTAGCGAGTCGCTAACGTCTTTGTATTCGCGAGTCGCGAGTGGCTGTATGCTGGCGAGTCGCCGATATAGACGACTTTGCCGTTTCGTCCGACCGTCAGATTTGCTGAAGCCGGAACACCTTTCGCCGATATCGGCGAAAGGTGTTCCGGCTTTCTCAAGTAGTAATCGTGGAGTGACATGGTTACCGCGCCTTTCCGCGCCGCGCCGGTGGACCGAGGGCGAGCTAGTTGCACAGTGTGCAACTAGCTGAAAAATCTCTTTGAGAATTTCCCGACCTTGCCCATACCAAATTGGTATGAATACTCATACTGCCATTTCTGACGACAAGCTCAAACAATTCACCGCCGCTATGTCGGTCGTCGAAGGCGACGATGCCGACGCCTACGCAAAAAAGCGTGAGGGTTGCCTGGGGTTGGTGGGCCGGATCGAGAAGGTGTACGATAGCGCCGTTGACTATAATGTGGGCAACGCAAAATCCGCAGAACTCGAAATAGAGGCTATCCCGCCGTATGGCCGCAATTATGAGTTGCTCTACTCAATTGATCTGGCGCTAGACAGTCCGCTGATGGACTTCGCCGATTGGCCGGGTAACCCCCCGGACGGCTCTGGCGAACAATTTGAAAGCGGCGAAATCGATACCAGTCTGCTTGATGCGCTTTGGCCTTCTGCGCGATCCACCGACTAGCTTGAGACGGAGGAGAGGATCGCGCAAATAATCCGCCGTTGCCAAGCCGGGTGGCCGCTTCTATTTCAGCCACGACACCTCACCCACTTTGACGCGCCGCGAGACATGCAGGAGATGTGTGTCGCGCGGCAGCCAGCGCGGGAGGGTGGGGTGTCTTTGCGGACGCCGCGTAAAAATCTCCTGAGAATTTCCCTGCCCGCCGCCGACTCCTAAATATGCCCACCCAAGAAATTGAACTCACCGCTCCAACCAAGCCAATAGCCACGACGTGGCGCGACACCTATCTCCCACCATGGAAAGGCCGCAAACAACTCCTCCATAAACGCGACCTACGCGCTGCGGGTTACCCGGGAGGATTTCTTGCGGCTTTTACGCGGGTCATTCAGCCGGTTGCCGGGTGGACGCCGCGTGTCGGAGAGCGTCGTAGAGGCGCGAGACGTACACCAATTGCGCCTACGGACCAAATTTATTTTAGCGGCTGCCGACTGAGCCGATTGAGATGAAGTGCCGGTTCATCCCTTCTGCCGTCGCCGCTCCGCATTCCGCCGTTTGAATTCCCAGTCAATAACGCGCCGCGACGACACACAGTAGAGTTGTGCGTGGCGGCAGCCAGCCTGGGAGGGTGGAGGTGTGTTCAGCCGCGCCGGTCCCCTTTGTGAAGCGCGGGCGGGGCGTTTTGCGCGTCTTACCGCACAGCTTCCCAGATGAATTGAGTGCCGTTGAAATTATCATTCGGTATACGCCCCGCCCACACAAGCCAGACCATGTTCAACACGATGATTGAGCCAAGCCCAGGGTCCGCGCCCTGTTTTTCGGCTAGCGGGCGACGGGCAAAATCCTCAACCTGCGCTTCGTAGCTGGAAAGGATCGCTTCGTGTTGTTTTGGGTGGGTGTCCCACCCTTTTCGGTAGCCCTCGAAAGCCAAAAATAAAGCATGTTCCGCCTCAGCGTCCAGAACGTCTAGTATGACGCCAAACCCAGCGGGTTGGTCGTTCCTCAAGAAGGCGGACGCCTTGGTCAGTCGGGCAGGATAAGACGGTTTGCCCGTCGCTATTTCCCATGTCAAATTTTCGCGCCACGGTGCGGCCCCGGTAGAAGATGACATCTTTTCACCTCTTTTGTATCTTACATTAGCCGCGCCGGTCCCTGAGCCGTCAGAATGTCTGGACAACTTGGTAGATCAGACTGAGACTTTTCTTTCCGCCGCGCCACCCTATTATTGTGACAACCAAAAAACAAACAAAGTCCGCCTTCAAGCAACTCACCGACCCCGTGGAAATCAGACTCGCGGTAAACTACTGGCGACACAAAGGCTTGCGGGACCGCGAAGAAGAGAAAATTGCGTCTGACCAGCTAAAAGCCGATATACGAAGCCACCGCGAAAGTAAGGCCGCCGCGATACACGAAATCATCCGCAGCGCCCCCCCTATCGCCGCATCTGTTCAGTGATCGCACCGACCACCGATACCACGGACCGGACGCCTAACCGCGATCCGGGCCGTTTCACATTTTTTGAGATTTTTCTGGTTCGACCACCACTCCCATTACAGAGCCGCGCCGCGCTATGCAGCCGGTTGTATCGCCTCACGCGCTGAGACGTGAGAGAGCGAGTCCACCAGCCTCCATCCATGAGATGCGACACGCTGGACATCCCAGCACCCCACCCCGATATCACGCTGGGCAAAGTACTAGAGCGATAGCCACAGAGTACTTTGCCCCACCAAGCGGTCGGAGGCGGGAGCGTGTCCGGACTTCCCGACCCGTGTAATCATTTGAAAGCATATCGAAGAATGCTACACGGGTGAAGGGCCCACGCGCACTCTGGCGGAGCTTACCGACCTGTGTGCGAACGTGCGAAAATGAGTCGAATTTATACGTTTTGTGCGTTTTGCAAGCTTTTGTTTTCAGCAAGATGAAGAAAACAAAGGCTGACTGTTTTTGAAGCGCAGAATTTGCTGAAGTCATATAATCCTTTAGTTTCAATATGTTGAAAAACGTGTGTGAAAATAAGTCTCACACGATGGTACATTATAAGGTATGCCCGCTAAACGAACGACC